ATGGTTTGGAATTACTGTACCTGATGAACGGGGTACAAATAGTTCAGGCCCGCGTTCCCCGACAACATAAGGCGTATTCGCATTAGCAGAACCGCCATCGGCTAAGAACCCGCCAAGGTCTTGATTTCCGTATGCGTTGCCAGTACCAAAGCCGCCGCTTGCATACATCCCAAACAATGATTTAAACAAACCCGTTGCAGATGCGCGTAATTGAATTGCAATCAAATCTTGAATGATGCTACGCGCCAAACTCTTAAACGATAACTTGCCCGTGCGAACAAAGTTATCTAACGCGCTTTCCATGTTGCCCATTACGGATTGAAACGCCTTTGCACCGTTTTCTAAATCGGTAGGCATATCGCGGAAAAACTTTGCGCCTTCTTTTAAGAAACCTTGTTCGCCAGTTCCTTCGCGTTGCGCTTTAACCGCTTGGTTTTGTGCGCGTAGATAGCGTTCTGATGCGTTGGCAAGGGCGTTTTCTTGTGCGACCAAATATTCTTTTGCTTCAATTGACAAAAGATTGTTATGTTCAATTTCTTTAATGTTTTCTAATCTTTTTTGTTCTGTCAAATACAAATCTTTTGTAAGTTGTATATCTTCAGAACGCAAATCTTTAGTTAATTTATCAATATCTAAAATGCCATTTTTTATTTTTAACGCTTGTTCATCTTTTTCAATTCGTTTAATTGCATCGGTAAATGCGCTATTTTCTTTGCCCGCAACATCTAATAAAATTTTATCAAGGCGTTGTAGTTCGTGAAAATATTTTTCTAATGCCCGCAATCTTGCTTTTTCAGCGGCTTCAGCATCTTTATCACGCGCTTTAGTTACAGTTCTACCCGCACTGGCGGCGGGCGATTTGTTATCGGTGCGGCGTTCATCAACTCCGCTACGCCCAACGCTAACGCCCATTACTTGCGCTTCAAAAAAATCTAAATTTTGGCGTTGTGATGCACGGTAGGCATCGTATTTTTTATTGGCGGCAATAGCGGCATCAACGCCTTGCGTAACAAGTATTTTTGCATTTTCGTAAGTATGTACCAGTTCATCGGCAATGCCTTTAAACACAAACGCAACATTAGCACCAAGAACCGCAACGGTTTGAAATACAGTTTTAAAAATTTGACCTAAAAGGCTAGTTTCGCCTTTCATGTCTTTTATGTAATCTAGCGTTGTTTTAAGAACTGGCCCAAGTGCCGCGCTAAGAATTAACATTGTGTCACGCGCATTTTGCGCCAACATATCGTAAGCATCCGCGGCTTGCTGAACCCCAATTGCTTGTTCATCAGTAAGTTTATTTGTCTTGCCCATATCTTCGGCAAGGGCAACAAAATCTACACCTTTAGCGGCTTTGCCAAAAACATCCATTGCTTTAGCATTGCGCGTTACTGAATCTTCCATTGAACCAAGATTTTTAACAACCTTGTTCAACAATTCTTCTTCGGAAAGTTTGCCTAAGTCTTGTAGGCTAATACCCAACATCTTTGTAGTTTTTTGGGCTTCAATTGAACCGCCCGCGGCTTCATCAATAAACTTTGTAAACGATGCTAAAAGTTTGCCTGAATCACTTGCTTTGCCGCCCGCATTACCAAGTGCATTAGATAGTTTAAGAACCGTGCCAATAGCAACATCATTGGCTTTGGCTACATCGGCTAATTCATCGGCGTATTGAAGTGCGGCGGCACTAGCGGCAACCAAGGCGGTTGCGCCTATCTTTCCAAACTTTTCTGCGGTTTGGCTAAATTGTTCAAGTTTCTTACCCGCGTTTTCAATACCTTTATTAAATTCCGCAGTATCTAGCCCTAGCACTACGCCAAGGCGGGCAATCATATTAGCCATCTTTTACCCCAAACAATGTTTTATCAAATCCTTGTGCCTGTTGCATAAATGCTAATAGGCTATCGTTTACCGCCGCTTTTTTCTTATCATCAGATAAAGGCGGGTAGATGTAATCATACGCACTACCTAAAATGTTGGCTAGTTTATATGGCGGCGAACTTGCCGTTCTCATGTAATTAAATACCCCGTTAGTCAGGGTCGCCAATTGCGTAAGAACGCCGTAATTTCCAATCATTCCATCGGCATACATTGTTTGAATGTTTGCCAAGGTTACATCGTCTAATTCGGCTATTGTTTCTAGGGTATGCCCGTTAAAAATCATTGCGGCTAGGCATTGGCTTTTTAACGAGCCTATTAGTTTCCCCGCGCTTCCCTATAGGTTGGGCTAATTACTTCGCCAATCTTTTCCACAATCTGCATCTGCACGGAAATAGGGAATTCTTCTTCAATATCCGCGTAGGTCAAATCTTCGAGGGTTACGCCTTCCATTTCAGGAACAAGTAACTTAAAAAATTCAGTAATGCGGGCTTCGGTAATGGCTTTGTTTTTAGCGGCTTCGCGCATAGAACGCCCGTCAACCAAAATATCATTGTCGGTAAACTTAAATTCTTCGGTTTGGTTGCTTTCAAACTGCCTCAATGGGGCGGTAATTTCTTGGTAAACCTTTTCTACTGTTTCTTCATCAGGTTCAGAAACCTTTTTGTAGATGGCATCCGATTCAGCAATCAAAGGGATGCGTACTTTAAAAGTATGCCCGCCCAATTCAAACGAACGAATTAAAAGGTTCTTTCTATTTGTTTGGTATTTATCACCAAACGCTGAACTAAATTTTGTCATTTATTTTTCATCCTGTATTGATTTATTCGCCTACCTAAAATTTCCCCAAGCCGTTTGGCGGTTTGTTGGCTTTGGGATTCCATTGCAGGGCGTAGGTATGATTTTGCACCATTCCTAGCCGTACCGAATTCTTGTGCTATTGCGCGGGCATCACCTTGTACACCCATAAATTTATCAGCATTGGCAACGCCCATTTTGGCTAATTTGCGGCGGGCGGCTAACAAACCTTTTCCCTCACTCATTGCTTTTAACTTTTTACCCGATGCGGTAGTTACTGCCGCTATCACCGTATCATTATCAGTAATGTATTTAGAACGCCTATCGCGCTTGGTTGGTCGCCGTGCTTCCACTTGCAAAGAAAGGCGCAAGCCGCCAGTATCCATTGGGGCGTTTGACATTGCTTGGGCTAAAACGGGTTGCATCGCTTCCCGTGCGGCGGGTACAAGAATCTTGCTTTGCGCTTTCTTGTCGCCAATTTCCGCGGCTAATTCTTCAAATGCGGCGTACACATCTTTCAAACCTTCAATTTTGAAAGTAACGCCCATGATTAGCCCATTGGTTTAATAATCTTTTGATACAACGCGTTATTTAGCGTATGCACATAATCTACGATTTCTTCGGGCGTAAACTTATCCGCATGGTTTGCGGCAATGTCATGCGCCAAAGAAATAGCAGTTAATTTTTGTGCGGTAAACCCAAACCAATCCTTACGCGAATCGGATTGGGCTACCAAGAAGTTCAACAAATCGTTACTGTCTTTTATTGTCGTTTGCATATTATGTATTGTATTTACTAAGAACTTTTAAACATACCGCTTCTACAGAATCCGCTTCAGCGGCGGCAATGGCATCTTCTAGTTCTTCGGCATCTACTATCATCCCTTGTGCAACCGCATCAAGTGATTGGTAGGTAGTGCTAAGAACTTCTACGGCTTCTTCTACGGTCATCATGTGTTATTAGACCAACCATATTGGTTGCCCCTCGGATGAATTGTAAAGTTGCATTTTGCTTCTGCGCTTGGGCTTGCATCAATTGTGAATTGTGAAACGCGACCATTGAACGCATACGCAACCGTATTAGCACCGTCAACCGCGGCAACTACAAAAGTACGGTCAACCGTACCGCTATAGGCATCAGAACGGATTTGCAATAACGCGGTGTCGCTTGGATTCCAAGCCGCGGTAATGCTTAACGATGTAGGCGCAGATTGCGTAGGAATCTTATCGCTTTGGCGTGAACCCGCAACACCAAAAGATGCAACCGCATCATCCTGACCAAATGCGGGTACGGCTTCCACGGGCAACAAAACACCCGCGCCGCCAGTACCGTTAGCCGCCGTGCCTACGATGGTTGTAACTTGCCCTGTCCATACGGAAAGGTTTGCCGTTGTAAGTGGCGTAGGCGTTGCCGCGCTTTGCATATACAACGATGCGCTAAAACCCGCTAAAACTTTATTTGGTATAGCCATGATATTCCTTTAGGCGTTGTTAGACCAACCGTAGAGATTTCCACGGGGGTGAATGGTGAAATTACATTTGGCTTCAGCACTAGGGCTTGAATCAATCGTAAACTGGCTTACGCGGGCGTTAAAGGCGTAATAAACAATGTTTGACCCTTCGGTAGCACTAACTACAAAAGTACGGTCAATCAAGCCGCTATACGCATCGCCGCGCATCAACAAAAGCATTGTGTCGCTAGGATTCCATGCGGCAGTTACGCTAAGTGATGTTGGTGCGGATTGCGTTGGGATTTTGTCAGATTGACGCGAACCCGCTACACCGAAACTAGCAACGGCATCATCTTGCCCAAATGCGGGTACGGCTTCAACTGGAATTAGATTACCTATAACTGCAATAGGTGCAACATTTCCAAGGGTTGAAAGTTGGGTAAGTGTTAGTGCGGTAGGTGTCGCGCCCGATTGGGCATACAACGCCGCGCTAAAACCCGCCATTATTTTATTTGGTAGTGCCATTTTAAAAGTTCCTTCAAAAGTTGTTGGGTTGTCTTATGTTGGAATATCTAGGGTGCAATCAAGAAAAATTTGGGCTAACTTTTCATCATTGTCATAAGTGTTGTAAAGC